CCTATTCCGCAATCATCAGATCAAGAGTCGTATGTACTAGGATGTTTGAAGCGTATTGGTATGGAGATGCCAAAACGTAACAACGTGTTCATGCGAGATCTCCGTAGTTTTGTAAGGAAATTCTTACGGTCACACTCGCAGGTGGGGGCTGCTTTTGAGCCCCTGCCCGCGGATTATGACTACGGGTTGGAAACGTGGCTTGCGAAGACCCATTATTCGGAAGCACGGAAAGCGGAAATTAGGTTGGCGGTCAAGGAAAAATTGACTATGAGTGATTTTGAATGCAAATCGTTTGTTAAGATTGAACATGTGGAAGATTTGAAACATGATCGAATCATTAACACTCGGAGTGACGCATTCAAAGCTTACTCGGGACCGCTATTTCATGCAATTGAAGAACGTGTATTCACGTCGCCGTATTTTATTAAGAAAGTGCCGATGGATCAGAGATGGAAATTTCTCTCTGACAGATTGACAGGGGCGAATCGTATGTACGCAGTCTCGGATTATTCATCATTTGAAGCGAATATTACTAAGGAAATGATGGATGCTTGCGAGTTTCAGTTGTATGCACACATGCTTAAAAATCATCCACAGTTTGGAAAAATTTATGGAGTGTTACGAGAAGCGTTGCGCGGAACACAGATTTTGAAAAGCAAATTTGGGGCAGTCAAGACGACTGCATGTCGCATGAGTGGCGAAATGTGTACGTCACTCGGAAATGGATTCACCAACCTCATGGTAAACTTGTTTGTGTTCAGTCAGTTTGGTTTGACTGTCGATGGAGTTTTCGAGGGTGATGATGGCTTGATGTCCTTTTGCAAAGGAAAAGGACGTCTGCCAACAAAAGCAGACTATGGTCGGCTTGGTACCATTATGAAGTTGCGAATTGTTGAGAATCTTTCGGACGCCGAGTTTTGTGGGATGTATGCCCACAAGGATGTTTTGGACAACATCGGCGACGTCGGGTATGTCCTAAGTATGTTTGGATGGACTACCTCGAACGCGAAGGCAGGGGGCAAGGTAATGATGAAAAAATTGTTGAGAGCGAAGGCTTACTCGCTCACCTATGAAATGCCCCGGTGCCCTGTCTTGCGTTCATTAGCGAAATATGCTCTACGTGTGACCGCTGATGTCACCCCACGATTTGACGTGAACAAACATGGTCAATTGAAGTGGTGGGACCAGCAAGTCAGCGAGTTGTTTACAAGACCACTGCCAGATGATAC